TCAAAATTTGCTCTTATATTTACTTGTACCTCTCCTTCATAATCTGGTATCAACTGATCCTTTAATTGTTTCATAGCTTCGTGTTTTACTATATCTTCAAATCGTCTTGTTTTCTCTGGTATGTATGTATGCCCATTCCTTGTAAAACGTGGTCTGCCTTTTCCAACAGCCTTTTCATAAATAATGAATACCATCTAGCAACCTCCTTATTGCTCCATTTCTTTAGTTAAAAAATCGTATAATTCCCCTGCTGTTTTTAGGTCTGCTATAACATTATTATCATTATCGTATATTTCTGTCATACTTTGTCCAAAATTCGTGTCATATATCCACCATGCTATCCATTCTGCTTTGTCGTCGAACATATCAGACAATAACTCTATAACAATTCCTTCATGATTAATCATAAGACTTGCAGCATTCATGAAATCATTTTCTATATTATCTTTTGCATTTCTCATTAATTCATCAACTTTATCTTGCAATTCGTGTGCCTCTTTTAACGCATTAATAATTCCTTCAAATTTATTTTTACTTATCATTGTTTTACCTCCTTAATGTTTAATTTTTATAAAATTCAATACTTCATCCATTCCTAATCCTCCATCTTCCCATTTTCTCATGCAATACTCATATATTTTAGGGTGCGTTTGTTTCATTTGTTGAAAGCGATTAGGTTCTTTCTCTAAATGTGCTCCAAATCCACAGAACATACAACCTGTTCTTTTAGCTCCTGTTGTTGTTAATTTTCCATCTTTCTCTATTATGCCACCATAAACGGAAGCATAAGGTATTTTATATTCTTTTAGATATCTCAATACATCTTGTTCCGTCCAAAATCCCATAGGCTGGCTTTGTGGTTCTTTTTTATCAAAAGCATTACAACCAGTTTTTAGGTAATCTCTATGTCTTTTTTGGCTTTCGTTTGCCATCAACCCCAATATAGGCATTTTCCCACTTTCTTTATTAAACAATTTCGCTGGTGCTTTTTTCATAATTGAACAACATTTATCACTACACTTAAAAGGTGCACCCAAAAGATATTTGTATTTTTCGCAATTAAAAATAGATCTGTCACCATCTTTGTTTTTTAATTCGCCCATTAAACGTTTCGCCCTGACACTATTCGGATTGCTTCTAGCGCCTTCTACAACGTTCGATACTTCTTTACTGATAATTGGATAACCATACTTCTCAATAACTTCTCTAAAGCTCATTTGGGGCTTTACAATAGTTACATTGGGAATAGTTTTAACAAATTCTTTTAATTCAGGATATTCAAGTCCTGTATCTACAAACACAGCTTCTATATCTGGATAAACCTGCCTTGCTATATCTAATAATACCGTACTGTCTTTCCCACCACTAAAACTTACATACACTTTTCCATTCCAATGTGTGTACCATTCTCTTATTCTTAATTTTGTTATTACAATTTTATCTTTTAAGGGATAAGATTGAAGCGTTTTTAGTTCTTCTTTGTCCATTTCAGCCTCCTTATTTTTCATCATACCAAAACTCGCATTTGCCTTTCGTGTCATTTGTTGAGCTTATACCTAATCTCTCCATAAATCTGCATAGCCCGCAGTTATGCCAATCCGTTCTGTTGCAACCGAAGCAATTAGCTTCTAACGCCATTCTAGCTACTTCTTCCATATCATTTTTATCTACTATTAATTTGCCATCGTAATTTTTTGGTTTAATCTCAACTTGACTGCTGCCAGCAAGTCTATATATTCTATCCCCTTCTATATCTCCAACTCGATCAACCAAAGCTCTTATATATTTGCTTAAATATGTTCGAGAATATTTCAAAGCTGTTATTTCTTCTTGGCTTAAATTTTTACCCCATTCATTAACGTATGTATCAACCATTCCATAACAAATAGCAAAATACGTGCAAATTTGCCTTTCATCGTGGCTTAAATATGTTTTCATATATTTTCCTCCCTATCTGTTGAAATAATCCAAATTAATATTACCTAAATAAAATTCTCTTCCTACTGGTTGCGTAGGTAATTCCCTGAACTGGTGACGTGGTGGCAAAGGTTCTCTTGGCTTTTTCTTTCTGCAAAAGAAACAATAACTCTCCAATGAAGAATAACCTCTGCCACATCTGCTACAATGCCAAACAGGGAAAAACTGGACGAAATACCTCATGCTATTCCTCCTTGTTTTCAATAATTATCAGCTCAGCATTTCGCAAGCCTGAAATCACTACCAACATATCTATTACATGAGCTAAAACGTCATCTAAATCAGCTTTATTCACTTCTGTATATTTCTCTATTTCTCTCATAATATTTTTAACTAAATTATTTATCATGCTAATCCTCCATTATTTTTAGCCACAATTTACAACAACAATCACCATCATTTATAAAGTGTGTGCAGCAACATATATTTTCAGATGTTTTTTGTACTCTGCATGGGCAATAACGTTCTTTTTTCTTCAACCCTTCTATGATCAAATCAACATGTTTTTTATCAGGATTTAACATATACCCTTTATATTCAAATTCACCAACATCTTTACCTTCCATTAACAAAGTTACTACTTCATTAAAAATCTCTTTATCTATATCTGACATAATTGACTGTTTACTCATTGTTTATCCTCCTGGCTTTTTAATTCATTTATTTTGTATTCTAAATAGAATTTTGCTTTCTCTAAATCTTCAATACTGTTTAACTTTCTTCCTACTCTGCTTATGTATTTAACTGTGTTACCTAAGCAGAAATCTAGCTCCCAATCTTGAATAACATCAATAGGTTCATACTTTCTCCCTTCTGCATAATGTGAAGGGTGATTTACTTGATCATTAACATTCATTTTAATCCTCCTTGTTTATTCGACGTATAACTTCATTAAGCTTATCAATTATTTCATTTCTAAAAGCTCCTACATTAAAAGCTCTTGCATATACTTCTCCTTGGCTATTATATTCATTTATTACGCCACAACTATCTTTATTTAATTCTTCTATCTTCTCTGTTGCCATTTTCCCGACATCAGTAAAATGGTCTGGTTCTATTATTTCTACTTCATCATTCAAATTCTCTTCGTATATGTATTCTAACAAGCCAACCCCACTTTTTGAGTCAAAAACATTTCCTTCTTTGCATTTATAAATTGTGTCATTGTACTTTACTTTTGTACCTTCTTTTAACTCTCCTTTACTTATCATTACAAGAATATCAATTAGTCGCATTGTTCTTTATTCTCCTTTTCTTTAATAATAATAGGTTGAATATGTGATAAAGTACTAATACTGACTAGACTACTTATAACCAAACTTAATACTTCGCTTTCAACCATCTTCTGTTCTTTTGCATACTCTTTAATTTCATCTATAATTTTGCTTATTAATTCTCTCATTTATTTTGTACCTCCTTATACTTCTTACAATCATCAAAGCTACACATAGAAACATTCACACACTTCCAAGTGTACTGTTTTTCCATTAATGCTTTTACATTCCTCTTACACTCCATATTTCCACAATCTCTAATGCAGTATGTTATGTCTGTACTTGGCATTATTCTTCCTCCTCACAGCTCAATATTTGATTAATATTATAATCTCCAAAATTACCATCAGGTTCTATATCTCCACTTTCCAAAAGTGCCATTGCTTCGCTTAAATCTTCGGCTTCAAAAGAACCACTTATAGTAACACTAGCTTCTGCGATAAAATTATATTTTGGCATTGCTAATCCTCCTCATCATCAAACATTCCTAATTTCATACCTAATTCAACCATTGACATTACTGCCATTCGTAAATCTGCACCCGACATATTCAACATATGATATATTGTTTCTACTAAATCTTTATCATCTTCAACAGCTTCAAATTCTACTACCATACCTTGTTTTACTAACTTTTCTTCTCCGTTAGAGAAGGTCATTTTAATTTCAGTTAACTCTTTATCTACCTTTTCCATTATCTACACCTCTTATATCTAAAAATCAATTAAATGTAAGCAATTATAGCAACCAAATTTTTTATGAATGTTCTTAGCGATTTCATTAGCTCCATTTCTCCCATAACCTTTAGCCATTAAACATTTTACAAACCTTTTTTTACTGATGTTTTTAACATCTAACGACACTTCATAATTGTTCAGCCTAATATAATCACCTATATTTTCATTTTCAACAGTTAATTCTGTTATTCTAGCTCTTTCTAAAACAAATTGTTCGTTATTGTCTAAAACGCATATGATTTTTCCAAATATTTCACCTAACATATAACCACCTCTTATATCTAAAAATTAAAACTTACTTAAATCTCCATTTATATCCGTATGCTGTTTCGTGTTCTCCGTTGCAACACATAGAAATACATTTATGTAGATATTTTTTACCATAATATCTCGAAGCTTCAATTCCAGAACTAAATTCTCTAATAAAATTCCCATCTAAATCCATTTGAATTACTGGCTTTTTAGTTTTTTCGACCCCAAATTTCCAATTTTTTACCCAATTTTTCTTGCCAGTCATCGAACATGCTTTTCTTGCATTTTCGTTTAACCCTGTTTCCCATGCGTGTTTTACATTTTCTTTATTAGTAACCCATTCTAAATTACTTACGCAATTATTCTTCTTATTGCCATCAATATGGTTTATTTGTGATTTATTTTCTGGATTAGGGATAAAAGCTTGTGCTACTAATCTATGTATTCTACAAGTTTTTGTTTTGCCACCTTTTGATAAACCTACTAACAAATAACCTCTCGTGCCATTTGCACTTTTCAATGCAATTTCTTTGTTGTAATACAAACTTTTAATATTGCCTAAATTGGATACTTGATATATGCCTTCATAGCCTTCAATATCTTTCCAAACTTCATTCTCCATTATTTCCACTTACCTTCTTTCTTACTCTCTTTTAATTCTGCTAATTCATTTGCTAAATCATAAAATTCAGCTTTGAAATTTGCTTCTATTTCATTTAGCTTTTGTTCTAATTCTTCTATTTTAGTCATCTATTTATCACTCCTTGAAATATTTTTTATTCCTATATCCTGTAATCTCCATAAAATCAAATGCTTTTCCACATTTAGGGCATACAGGTAACATACCTTTTCTATGTTCACTCGCAAACTCCTTAAATCTTCCTACATATCTTACTTTCTCATACTTTTCTATTATCTCTTGTAGATGTTCGCAATGGTCGTCTAAACGTTCAAAGTGTAAAGCGACTTTATGAAAAGCCTCAAATGGGTCTAATATAGCTCCACATATTTCGCAACGTATAATTCTATTTTTAGTATCAATCTCAAATCTAGGTATTTCACATCTGCACAACTGCTGTGCTTGTCTATTTATTCTGAATAAATCTAACCTTTCGATTTTAGACATCTATGTTTCCTCACTTTCTAAGTATGCTTTTATACCTTCTTCGCATACTGCCTCCTCTATAACACAATCAAATCCATCAATTTTTGTATAGTTGCAATACTGACACTTAACCCACCTAATTCTATCCAATACTTTTGCTAATTCTTCATTACTCATTTGTCTTATTCTATCTCCATTTGTCATATAATCACTCTCCTATATTTCTTTTCCGCACTTAGTACACTTGCTTATTGTTTTATATTGTTCAAACAGCCAATCATATTTAGAAGTAATTACATAATCGTGTTCACAATTTGCGTTTCCCACATCAAGCGTATTTTTATCTAATTTATATGAGCTAACCCTATAAAGAAAAGCTCCAAGTACAATTGCTAATGCTGTGTATATAAGTAATTCAAGCATTGTAAAACCTTTATTCATTCTACTCATCTCCTAACCTTTTATACTGTGCAAAAGTGCCAACAAAGATACTGTAGTACACATTAACTGAACTATTACATTAGTTATACTTCTATTTATTATTAACGCAAAAATTAAATTTGCTAAACAAACTCCAAAACATATTCCGCATATTAAACTTGCCATATTTATCGTTCCTCCCAATCTTCACCATTACAAAAGCAATAATCTTCTGTAGGCCCATAATCTTCTAATACCATTATAAGTGGATTTACTGAACATATATGATCACCTTCTCCGATAGGCAACATGTTTATACAATTAAAACAATCACGATATACTTTCTTTTTTGGTATTTTTATTGATTTTTTCATATTTGTCACCCCTAACCGACATTTTTCATTTATAACCGACATTTTCACATTTTTCGCACCACTTTTAGTGCAAACTTTCACATTTTTCATACCACTTAATCAACATATATTTCTATACAATGCTTAAACTTCTCATATATCCCAAACTCGTCCGTTAAGTCTTCCCATTCTCTTATTAAGTTCTTATAAAGAAATTTAACTCCTTCAATTGTTCCCCAACCATTCGGACTTTCATACTGCTTGTACTTCTCAGGAAACATATATAACTCGTGCTTCCCTCTCTCAAACAAAGGAATTAAATCTTTTGCGAACCCATTTGTTTCTTCATTCTTTATTTCCCATCCACTAGACTGTTTTATTAGCTCTCTTACGTTCCAAGTGATATTATAGCTTTCGCCTATTGTTATTAATTCGTTTGTGTTTTTCTCTCTTACTGCAAAATGTATATCGTAACTCATAATTACCCTCCAATATATCTAATCTTCATCATCTTCTATCGGTTCATATTTATTAATTGCTTTCGCTTCTTCTTCCAATGTAGTAACAGCCAACATAATATTGCTAATATGCTGATCTAATTCATTATCAGGAATATTTATAACACCTTTCTGTAAGTCGTTTATCACATCGTTTATAACTAAATCAACAATTCTGTTACACAATTTAGCTTTTTTTATTTGATTTTTTTCTTCTTCTGTTTCTGCTGTTGCTTCACCTATATCAGCCATTTTCCCAAAAACTTCTCTCATCATTTTAATTAACATTTTTTGTTTCGCTAATTCTTTTTCATTCATTGTTGTTCCCTCCAATATATCTAATCTTAGCTATGACCCAATCTTCTACATCATCGCTATACTCAAAAAAGTACAAACTCATTCTAAGTTTGTCATTTATCTTGCTTACTATTATTTGAACTCTGTTCCAGAACCAATAACGCAAAGTTAGATCTAAAATAGTTTTCATTTGTTTTCTTTCAACCTTTCTTCAAGTCTTTTAATTTTCTTTATTGTTTGTATTTGTACTTCATCTACACAATCAAACATCATTACCATCTGTTCTAGCATGATCGCAACGTCCGCCAATTCTTCGTGCAAGTTTTCTTCGCTTGCTTTAGTTGTGCAACCATCTCCACTAGATAATTCTGTTAATATTCTGCTAACTGCTCTTGAAAGTTCACTACATTCTTCAATACATTTCAACATCTGATTATGAGTTCCATAGTGTTCTATGGCTCTTTTCAATATATTTTTATTCATCTTTTTTGTCCTTTCTTTCCGTATGATATTCACAAGTTTCACAACGTTTAGCATTGCCTATCGGCTTAAACTCAAATAAGCACATATAATAATCTCCTTGTTTACTCAAAAAACCACATTGTTTTTCTTCCATGATTCTAATCCTCCTCTAATTCTGTAAATGAAAGAAACACAAGATGTTTTGCCTTTCTTTCTGTATTCTCTTTTTCATTCATATCCTCTACAATCTCATCTCTAAGTTCATTTATTCTTGTTACAGTTAATTTATCTGCATAAAAACCAACTTCTCCATAGCAGCTAGTTTCTTTATCATCATATCTAAAACATGCAAAGTATTTTTTCATATTTTATCCCCTCTCTATGTAAACGCTTACATTTTAGCTAATTGAAAACATACATCTCTTACTTCTTTAGCTATTTCTTCTGTAGTCCATTTTTTTGTCGTTTTCATGGTGTGGTAACATTCTATAAAATTCACTCATATAATATCCCATATAATCTCCTGCGTGTGCATAATCCCAACCGATAAACCAGCCTTCCATTTTCACATTGTTTTCTACATGTAAATAATCTTTTGCGTATGTAAGGCCACCATGTACATCTATATCTATTTCATCATAATCTTTTTTATAACAACTATGGCTTTCTGGGATTCTTATATAAGCTGTAGGGTGTGTTCCGAGGTTTAATATGTAGTAGAAAAATCCGTGGAAATAACCTGTATCTAGCACTTCTCTTTTACGTTCGCTTGTATATACCATTTCTTTCATACTCTCCCCTACCTTTCACCTACTATAGTAAACATTTCTCTTGTTAATGTATCACTCCAACTTGCAAGTTCTTCTTCTTCGTCCTCTGTTAAATCATCTGGATTTTTCTTTAGAAGTTCTGCAATGTGATCTTCTTCTAAAGTTCGTTCCATTCGTCTTAGTTTATAACTTTCATATTCTGCTATAATTCCTTTTTCTTCTTTCTCTTTTAGAAATTCAAATTCTTTCATATCAATTTTTCCCATTGCTCATTTCCCCTTTCTAAAATACCCACTGCATAATCAACCATGCTGTTTTTAATATCCCAAAACAAAATGCAATCATTAAACAAAATAATGCTATTGATAATAAACTTATTGAAATTTCTCCTAAAACTTCTCCTAATTTGCTTAACATGTTTTCACTCCTTCATACCATTTTCTTAATTCTTGTTCCTCTGCTGCAGTTCTAACATTGTAAGGCTTTCTCATAAGTGATTTAATATACTCAGCCTGTTTAATTGTTTCTTCTACTTGCAACTTCCATTTCTCGTATGTACTCATTGAAGTACACCTCCTTTCTCTTTTGTATGATTTAATTTAGATTTTAGTAATTAATAATTCTTGTGCGTGTCTTAATCCAACAATGCTTTTTCTGTCACTTTTCAAATCCTTAAAATGAACTCGCATTTTTCCATCAATGTCAGTTCCTATATCAACAACTTCTAAAATAACTCCATTAACATCACATCTAAATCGTTGTCCCACTTCAAAAGTTTCATTTTTCATTTTGCACCTCCTAAGCTACCATACTTTTTGCTGCTTCATATAAATCTGTCCAACTTTGCGCTTTTAAAACTCCACAACCTTTTAATCTTCTTTCAATTTGCAACTCTTTTGTTTCTACTCTTGTAATGCCTCTTTCGATCTGATTATTTACTATAACCTCTGCTAATTCTCTTCTTGTCATTTTTTCTAATTGTTTCATATTCATTTCCCCTTTCACATTTATTCATTTCGAAGTACGATTTGTTAAGCCATTATATGCTTCCAAGTAAAAGCTCTTATACATAGTTCGTCCCAAGTTAAAGGTCTACCCACGCCCTTAACGCCATATACTTTAGATTTGATGTGTTTTTCTTTATCATCTTTTTTTACAATTCCTCTTTCGATTAAAATTTCTACAACCACTTCCGCCAACTCTTCTCTTGTCATTCCTTCACAATCTTTTTTAAATTCTTCATATTTTTTCATATCAATATCCCCTTTCTGTATCTTCCTTATAATATAATTATAATACATTTTGTATTAAAAGTCAATACTTTTTGGGAATGTTTTTGCAATTTGTATTATAAATTATCTGTTTCGTCCTCTTTGATCTTGTTAACAATATAATGTTTACTTTTTTTAACTCTGTCCATAATAACAGCTACTGCAATTGTTTCAGCTCTTGCACAGCCTAGTCCCTTATCTATGTTCTTATTTTCTCTAAATACCCTTTTACACTCTTTTAAAAATCTACTGTAGTTCTTTTTACGAACCCTTTTCCTTTTATGGTTGTACATTAATTTGATTACTTTATCTGTGTTTTTCATTTTTATTCCTCCTATTCAAGTCCTAATAATTTATTCATTTCAGCGTATCTATCTCTGACAATTTTTCTTCGTCTGCTTACCCCATTCATTTCTATTGGGTGGCATTTCTCTAAAATTCTGTCATAGATACGTGTATTATCTATATTGGCCATGCTTTTAATTTCTTCAATGTTCATGTTGGTTGTTACGATAATCGGCAAATTCATACGATAACGACTATCAATAATATTAA